TGTACCAAGAGCAGGGATACAGTCAAACAACGAAACGGATTTAAAGATCGAACTGATAAATGGTTCACTTATTGAATTAAAGGGAACAGAAAATGCAACCACTCTTAGAGGTCGAAGTTTAGCTGGTGTTGTGCTTGATGAAGCAGCATTTATGGATTCTGACGTTTGGTTCCAGGTTATCCGACCAGCACTGGCAGATAAACAGGGGTGGGCACTTTTTATTTCAACACCCGATGGCACGGCAAGCTGGTTTTACGATTTATGGTGTTACGTTCCAGAGGATCCCACGGGAGATTGGAAAAGGTGGAGTTTTACCACTATAGATGGGGGCAATGTTCCAGCAGAAGAGGTTGAGGCTGCGAAGGCTCAGTTAGATAGCAGAACATTTAAACAAGAATTTGAGGCAAGTTTTGAAAATCTTACGGGATTGGTGGCTGTTAGTTTTGGTGATGAAAATATCAGCAGCGAGGTAGAAGATCTACATATGTTGCCGTTAATTATGGGTTTAGATTTTAACGTAGATCCGATGGCAGGAATATGTGCTGTAAAGCATAATAATAATCTTTATGTATTTGACGAAATTATGTTGACGGGTGGAGCAACAACCTGGGATTTTGCGGAGGAAGTTGTCAGAAGATATGGGGTAGATCGAAGAGTAATTGCTTGTCCTGACCCTACTGGTAGTGCAAGAAAAACAAGTGGAGTAGGAGTTACGGACCACAATATTCTTAGGAGGTCTGGATTTACAGTTATGAGTCCAAAAAGTCCGTGGAAAATAAGAGATAAAATTACTGCTGTAAACACTGCTTTATATGATGCAAACGGAGAAAGAAGAACATTTATACACCCACGTTGTAAAGAATTAATAAAAGCACTGCGAACTTTAACTTATGCACCAAATACAGGATTACCAAATAAAAATTTAGGGGTTGACCATGCTTTTGATGCTTTCGGTTATCTATGTTTACAGCAATTCAACCTTGCAAAACCAGAGACATTAGGTCAGACTTCGTTTAGAATATATTAAGATACCTAATTCTTACTATGTACCATTCTACAACTAAGAAAAAGAAGAAGAAAAAGAAGGGAGGTAAAAAACGTGGCGAATGTTCCTGTAAATAAAGCGTTATACTCTAGGGTAAAAGCGGAAGCTAAACGTAAGTTTGCTGTTTATCCTTCTGCTTACGCTAACGCATGGCTTGTACGAGAGTACAAAAAGCGTGGTGGTACTTATCGCACGGGAACTAAGAAACGTGGCAAGAAGTAGTGGCGGTCTGACCCGTTGGTTTAAGGAAAACTGGGTTGATGTAAAAACTGGCAAGCCTTGTGGTCGTCAAAAAGGCGAAAAAAGAGGATACCCTGCCTGTAGACCAAGCAAGCGTGTATCAAGTAAGACACCTAAGACAGCCTCAGAAATGACAGCTAGTGAAAAAGCACGGTTCAAACGTGAAAAAACTAGCAGTAAAAAGATAACATACCAACATAGACGCAAAAAATCTACCAAAAGGAAGAAAAAATGACTGAAATCACTGACGAAATGCTTGACATTATTGAAAAAGTAAAAGGAAAACGAAATCCTGCACTTTGGGATCCTAGATGTGAACAATATATGAGAAATAACAAGAAAGGTACTGTAAAAAAGTCAACTACAAGTTAAACTATTTATAAATACTCTTTTTTCTTAAAATAATGGCATTTTTTCGTGGAGAAGAAGGTTCTGTTAAATTTAAAAACGGATCTGGAACTACTGAAGCTATCGTGTCTACTACTGGTTGGACATTAGATACAACAAAAGACACTTTAGATGTAACTGCTCATGGAGCTACTGCAAGATCTTTTGTAGGTAGCTTAATTTCTGGATCAGGCACTATTGATTTTCTTTATACAGCAGCTAGTGGTAATGAAACTGCAAACTTGTTAGCTGATGTTTTAACTACAGAAGATGCTGGTGATGCACAGTTTGAATTATTTTTAGATACTTCTGGTACTAAAAAAGTAAGTTTTTCTGGAATTGTCACAGGAACAAGTTTATCTGCTACAACAGGTGATTTAGAAACAGTAAGCGTTAGTTTTATAACTTCTGGTGCTATCACCAACAATGCATAATGCCAAAAGGTTCTTATTCATCGAAGCAGCGTAAATTAGCTGCTGTTGCTCCACCTAGAGATAAGATCACTGCTGCTGATCTTAAAAAGTTACGTTCTAAGAAAAAAAGAAAAAAGAAGTGAAACTTACTCCTCGCCAAAAAACTTTATTATCTAAGCACTCTGAGCATCATAGTGCAAAGCACATGGAGTTTATGAAAAGGCGAATGAGAGCAGGAGATACATTTACTCAAGCCCATAAAAAGGCACAAGCAAAGGTGGGCAAATGAGAAAGAAGCGTAAACAAGTAAATTTAAGTGTAGGCAGAGGAGAAAAGTCTAAAACAGGTGGTCTTACTGCAAAAGGCCGTGCGAAATACAATCGTGCTACTGGTAGTAACTTAAAAGCACCAGTTACAGGAAAAGTAAAACCTGGTAGCAAAGCAGCCAAAAGAAGAGCATCTTTTTGTGCAAGGATGAAAGGTATGCCTGGACCAATGAAAAAACCTAACGGTAAACCTACCAGAAAGGCGTTAGCATTAAGAAAATGGAGGTGTCGTTAAATGACATACGCATTACCAGGGATGCTGAAAACCAGTATTACTGCTACCACATATATTGGTAGTACTGATAGTCCTTTTACTAGAAATAGGGCTGTATTGGATATGATGAAAGGTTGGGAGATAATGAAAGCTGTTAGTGAAGGTACAGAATATCTTAGAGAAAATAGCGAAGCATTTTTACCACTAGAGCCAAGAGAAGATTATGATGCTTACCTTGCAAGAGTAAATAGATCAGTATTTAGTCCTTTTACTCAGAGATTAATAAGAGCAGCTACAGGTTTAGTCCTTCGCAAACCTATTACTTTGACAGGCGATCCATATTGGACAGAAATGTTCAAGGCAGATGTTGATGGTTGTAAATCAGATTTAGATGAATATGCAAGAAGATTATTAATGTGTTCTCTTACTTATGGTCAGAGTCATATTCTTGTAGATTATCCAGCACCTGGAGGAGCAGTAAGTTTAGCTGAAGAGCGTTCACAAAATCGTAGACCTTACTGGATTGAGGTCGATCCAACAAACATTTATGGTTGGAGATTAGACAGAGAAGCAAACTATGGAAACTTAGTACAAGTAAGAATTGCAGAAAAAGCTGTATTACCAGACGGTGCTTTTGGTGAAAAAATTTATGACCAGATGAGAGTTATAGAACCTGGTCGTTATCGTGTATTTAGAAGAAAAGAAACTGTTGAAGATATGTATGAAGAAAACGATGGTGCGTATGCAGGTAATATGCAGGGTACACCAAATGAAAAAGATTTTGAATTAGCAGAGTCAGGTAATTTTTCTCTTGGTGAAATACCTTTAGTTACTATTTACTCTGGCAAAGTAGACAATATGACAAGCAAACCTCCTTTACTGGACATTGCTTACTTAAATCTTGCACATTACCAGAGACAAGCCGATTTAATACATAGTTTACACGTTGCATCTCAACCATTATTGGTCATGGAAGGTTATGACGACCAGACAAAAGACCTTGCTATATCTGTTAATTATGCAATGGCAACGCAGCCAGGTAACAAAGTTTACTATGTAGAGCCAGCTTCCAGTGCTTTTGATGCTCAATCAGCAGAAATAAAGGAACTACAAATGCAAATGGCTACTTTAGGTATCAGTACATTATCACAACAGAAGTTTGTTGCGGAATCAGCAGATGCTCGCAGACTAGATCGTGTGGATACAAACTCGATGCTTGCAATGGTTTCTATGGAATTAGAGCAAAAACTACAGAAAGCATTTAATTTATCTGCACAGTATGTAGGAATTGAACCACCAGAAGTAAAGATTAGTAGAGATTTTGATATTGAAAGATTAATTGGACAAGATATTACAGCTTTGACATCATTATTCGATCAACAAGTCATTGATAGAGAAGAATTTAGAGATATTTTGGTACAAGGTGAAGTTTTACCAACAGCAAATGAGGCCAAACCCGAATAGTTTGCTACAATAGTATGTAAATACATACAAATTATGGGCAAACATCTAGATTATGTTCAGCAATCTGATGGAACATATAAGTGGCAACTGGCAGAAATCCCTGCTGTTAAATCCACTCCAGCAAAAAAACCAAAACCAGAAGCTAAAAAAAAGCCTTCTAAGAAAAAATCTACAAGTATTTTATCTGAATAATCTATGGCAATCGAAGAAAAAGTAGTTCAGCCTGAGTCCGTGACTCCTACTGATCAGTCTGTGACTGAAACTCCTTCACAACCACAAGCACCAAATTTAGATTCTGTAAAAGCAGAATACGAAGCAAAATTAGCTGCTGCTCAAAAAGAAGCTGCGGAAGCACAAGAAAAGTTTAAAGGTATAAAAGGTAAACTTGATGAAGTGTATAAACAGAAAGAAGAAAAACGTACCAAAGAATTAGAAGATCAAGGTCAATACAAAACTCTTTGGGAAGAAGCTAATAAAACTGCACAAGATAAAGATGCACAGATTAATAGCTTGTCTCAGCAGTTGCAAGATATGAAAACTTCTAATGAAGTTGCATCTACAAAGCAAACAGCACTTGCAGCCATCAGTAATCTTGGTGCGATTAACGCAGAACAAACCTTATCATTACTACAAAATAAACTACAAAAAAATGCTGAAGGTAAAGTAGTAATCATAAATGGCGGTGTAGAACAAGACTTAAATGCTTATCTTACAAGTCTTAAAAATCCTGGAAGTGGTTGGGAACATCATTTCAAACCAAGTACTGCTGCTGGTATGGGTGCAAAACCAACTCCTGTTGGAAATGTGTCAGGTGGCTCAGAAAACCCTTGGAAGACTGGCAATTTGACGCGACAGCTTATAATGGAGAATGAGGACCCCAATCTCGCAGCCGTGCTGAAGAGAGAGGCTCAAAAGAAATAGTTAGTTTCTGTGAGACTAACGCCTTAATCCGTGATTAGGGTATCGCAAAAGTAACAAGGTGATCTGAATGGCTGCTCCATTTCAGAATTATTCGGGCGGTGTCCTATTAGCGGACATCGTAAAGAGAAATAATCTCAGCACATACGTTTCCGAAGCTATAAAAGAGCGTAGTGCATTTTTACAATCTGGTGCTAT